TTCTGAAGTTAGAACAATTTAGTAACGCAAGTTGCAAACCTCTCTGCTCTTTTTTATTATTAGGATGTGAATATATAATGAATTTAGAAGAACTACAAAAAGAAGCAGAGAAAGATAGTCATATTGATGACATTTCTCTGGACATCGAATCCCTTAAAATCCCCAATCTGAAAAGTAAGTGGTTGAGATACCATAGTCACTGGTCACTTCTTGTTAAGAAAACAAAAGGAGACTTTAATATTCTGAAACTGAAAAAGACAGAATATTTTGGTGGTAAGGCAACTGCTGAAGTTTACAGAGACAATCCATTTGACCATAAAATATTGAAGGCAGATATCCCTCTTTACTTGGATGGTGATGAGGATATGAATAATCTAAAAAATAAGATTGCATATTACGAACAGTGTGTCTATGTTTGTACTGAAGTTATTACAGAACTTACATGGCGACATCAGAATATAAAGAACTCTATTGATTGGAAGAAATTTACAGAGGGAACTCTATAATTGACTAAAGTATCTAAGAAGAATGAAGTATATCTAACAGTTGATACTGAACCTTCTACAGCAAGGGCATTATCAGATTTCTTTACATTTGAAGTTCCAGGCGCAAGATTTATGCCTGCGTATCGCAATCGTATTTGGGATGGAAAAATTCGTTTGTACTCTCCAGCTACAGGCGAACTTTATATGGGATTGTTACCATATCTTAAAAAATGGTTAGATGACTATAACGAGACATATGAGATAAGTGAGGAATTAAAAAATGACAAACAAATCGACAAACAAATATTGGATGGATTCATTAGACAGCTTAGACTTCGATCCGATGGAAGAAACATCAAACCTCGTGATTACCAAGTTGATGCAGTTGAGCACGCTATTAGAACCAGTAGGGCTCTTCTTCTTAGTCCTACTGCTTCGGGTAAGTCACTTATAATCTACATTCTTATACGTTACTATATAATGCTTTTAGAAGGAAGTGTAACAAATAAGTTGCTTATTCTTGTTCCGACAACATCTCTGGTTGAACAGATGTATTCTGACTTTATCGACTATGGATGGCAAGAAGAGTATATGCAGAAGATATACAGTGGACATGATAAGAACGTCACAAAACGTGTTGTCATTTCTACTTGGCAATCAATATACAAGTTTCCTACAAAATACTTTGAACAGTTTGGTTGTGTCATTGGTGATGAGGCACACCTGTTTAAGGCGAAATCTCTTACAACAATTCTGACTAAACTACATCTATGCCCGTATAGGTTTGGTTTGACAGGTACTTTGGATGGAATGCAGACACATCGACTAGTACTAGAAGGATTGTTTGGTACACTAAATAAAGTTGTATCCACAAAAGAGTTAATTGATAAAAAAACTTTATCTGATTTTAAAATTAAAGCTATAGTCTTGACATATCCAGAAGTTGATTGTAAACTAGTAAAGGATATGAATTATCAAGATGAAATGGATTATATAGTTTCTCATACAGGAAGAAATGAATTTATTCGTGATTTGACATTAAAGTTAAAAAGTAATACGCTGGTATTATTTCAATATGTTGAGAAACATGGTAAAATTTTGCATGATATGATTAGTGGGGAGACAGACAGAAAAGTTTTCTTTGTATACGGCGGAACAGATACACAAACAAGAGAAGATATTCGTGCTATTACAGAAAAAGAAAAGGATGCGATCATTGTGGCATCATATGGTACTTTTAGTACTGGTATTAATATTAGGAATCTTCATAACATCGTGTTCGCAAGTCCAAGTAAGTCGAGAGTTCGTGCCTTGCAGTCAATTGGTCGTGGATTGCGTAGGAGCGATAGTAAAGTTTCGGCTACCCTTTTCGATTTAGCAGACGATTTCACTTATAAATCAAAGAGAAACTTTACAATTGGCCATTTTTTAGAAAGAATAAATATATACAATGAAGAACAATTCAATTATGAAATCAATAGGATTAAAATGAAATGACAGAAGATAATAGTACAAAAATTATAAAGCTGTCTAGTGGTGAAGAAATTATTTGTAAACTTGTTGAACCTGAGAAACCTACAAGATTTCTTATTTCAAATCCTCTTCAACTTTCCTCTGCTCCAAAAGTTACTAAAAATGGCATTGAAGAAGCAATCTCTCTAAAAAGATGGATTCATTTTGCAGAAGAAACTGTATACGATGTTCCTAAATCCCAAGTTATTCTTGTAGCAACAGCTTCAATTGGATTAGTAAAATTCTATGAACATTGTGTACATAGAATGAATCAAGAAGATGCTAATATATATTCTCCACCATCCAAAAGAGATTTAGATGGTATTGAGGATGAAGACTTATTTGATGATATGGATGATTACATAATATCATCTAAGCTTATGCATTAGATCTATTCATTCTCAAACCCAGCATAGCAAATATACCCTGTTGTCAAGAGAAAGTCAAGAGGTTTTTACAAATAAAGTTATTTTAATTTATCTATTGACAACTATTACAATATATAGTATATTATATGAATAGTTACAACTAAGTGTAACAAAAATGTGGAGTTATTATGGCTAAAAAACCAAAAGGAGCACATTATGTAAATAATGCTGAGTTCCTAGAAGCAATGAAAGTTTGGAAAGACCGTTGCAAAGAAGCAGAGGAACTAGGTGACCCACAACCACCAGTTTCAAATTATATCGGTGAATGTTTCTTGAAAATTGCTAACCATCTTTCCTACCGACCAAATTTTATCAATTATACCTATAGAGAAGAAATGATTTCTGATGGAATTGAGAACTGTTTGCAATATGCACACAACTTTAATCCAGAGAAATCAAAGAATCCTTTTGCGTATTTTACACAAATCATTTACTATGCATTCTTGCGTAGAATTCAAAAAGAAAAGAAACAACAGCACATCAAACATAAAATCATTGAAAATATGAGTGTTGATGTAATGGCAGTTGGTGAAGACATGGAACAAGCACAGTTTGTTGATTATTTACAGAAGAACTTCTTACCTGCTGAAGCTGTCTATAAACCCAAAAAGAAAAATAAGTCTGAACCAAAAGGACTTGAAAAATTTTATGATGATGAAGGTGAAGAGATAGATGAAGATAGCGCTGATAACTGATTCACACTTTGGCGCAAGAAACGATAACCTATCATTCAACGAATACTTCTTCAAGTTCTGGGAAGAGGTATTCTTTCCTTACATTGAAGAAAATGGCATTGATACGGTTATTCACTTGGGTGATGTTATGGACAGACGTAAGTTTGTTTCGTACAAGATTGCTCAAGACTTTCGCACAAGGTTTATCCAAAGATTTGTAGACAAAGGCGTTACCCTTCATATGATGGTGGGTAATCACGATACATTCTACAAAAACACAAATGATGTCAACTCTCTTGCCGAACTGGTAGAAGGAAGATACCCCAAGATCTTCATATATCCAGAGGCGATTACCATTCCGTTTGATGGCACACCTATCTGTTTCCTACCTTGGATTTGTCCAGAAAACTATGCACATACGATGGAACATATCAAAGACACCAAAGCACAAGTTGCAATGGGTCATTTGGAAATAAATGGTTTTGAGATGCACGCCGGACACTTTGCAGAAGGTGGATATGACAAACAATTCCTAAACAAATTCGACACAGTATTCTCTGGTCACTTCCATAAGAAGTCTGATGATGGACACATCTATTATTTGGGTAATACCTATCAGATGACATGGAGTGACAATGGCTGTCCAAAGGGTTTCCATATCTTTGACACAGAGACTAGAGAACTAGAACGAATCATCAACCCATTTACTATATTTGAAAAAGTATACTATGACGAAAGCATAATGGACTATAATTCATTTGATGTCTTGACATTGAAGGAAAAGTATGTTAAGATAATAGTAGTAAATAAAAAAGACTTCTATCAGTTTGATAGATTCATTGATAAGGTACTTTCTGAATCTGGAGCCCATGAGGTAAAGATTGTAGAAGACTTTAGTGAATTGGATGCGTCTAATGTTGATGATGCAATCGTAGAGAATGCAGAAGATACTATGACACTCCTTGAGCGTTACATTGATGAACTTGATGTGACATTGGACAAGAAAAGACTGACTAATATGATGAAGTCGTTGTATGTAGAAGCGAGTGATTTGGAATTATGACCCCACCAGATAGTGCAAAATATCATAGACTTAGAAAAAAACATGGCCCTTTCGTAGCAAACCGTTATTGGGCAAAGGCAAAAGAACAAGAAGAGATGGAAAGTCTAGATAGAGATTTTGGTAAAGAAGATAAACCTGTAATTGATAAGGGGCAGTCCGCCTCACATCATGGTGGTTCTTTTATATCTCCTAGAAAAGAGTACAAAGATTGGTATAGAAATTGATTACGTTTAAATATGTTCGTTGGAAGAACTTTCTTTCAACTGGAAACCAATTTACAGAAATACAGTTGGATAGAAGTCCAACCACACTAATCATTGGCGAAAACGGAGCAGGCAAGTCTACTATTCTTGATGCACTCTGTTTTGGTCTCTTCAATAAACCCTTTCG